GCATAAGTATCGGGCTCGTAAGAGCATTCTCGACATTGGCCTCGTTGCCCGTGTCGAGATGAACGCTCAGCGTTATGCTGATGCGGCCGCTCTTATCCATCAACGATTGACCCGTAAAAAGGTCTGACCATCCTCGCCCGGAAGGGCAATGAAAGGCATCATCATGGATTTTAATTCCAAAACTTACGCAATGTACAGCGTTTCTGCGGATTCGGCGACCTACTCTGGTCCCCTGAACACCGTTTCGGTAACAGACCACCTGCGCCTGGCGCGTGTGGCCCCTGTTCCGCAGAAAGCCTTCAGTGGCGTCTCTCGTCGAAGTGCTTCGTTTACACGTTCGCACACGCTTGCTCAAGGGGGTTCACACCCATCTAAGCTTGCAGTCGACGGCAGCTTCGCCGTTGGTGTCAGCAATGAAGATGTCGATGCACTGATCGCGGACTTCCGCGGTTTTGTGGCATCGGCGCACTTCGTTGACTTCGTCAAAGCAGGGAAGATCTACGAAGACAAGGTCTAACCTTGCCTCTCGTTGATCTTGACACTGTGGCCGTCCTGGTCGCAGTGCTTATCCTTGTTAAACTTCTGAGGGGCTGACATCCCCAGAAGTTGTACCTCTAGATTGGAGATACTGATGAAGCCAAAGTTAGATAAGCTTTGGAGTCCTTTCTACGTGGCGAGCCACGTGGCGAGTGCTTTCAACGAATGTTACCCGCAATACGGGAATTCTGCGTTTAAGGCCCTTTCGGGGGCCGTCCGCGCAAGAGACTATATTGCGTGTAAGCGCATACTTGACACACTGCCACACAGTAGTACGGCAGAAGAGCACTATCTTGGTGCTCAGTGCAAGGCGCTTGTCTCAAAACTCGTCTTTCCGGGTTTCGATCCGGATGCCGGAGCCACCGCAAGGTGGTATAAGGCAGAGCATCTCTGTAAACGTACCAACCAGCGCCTTCGGGCCTGGAAGTCAAGACTGCGGCGCACTAATCATGCACCGTATGTCGAGTATGTTTTAGAGATGCGGCGCTTCTGCGCCCGAGTACTAGGTGAAATTGACCTGGGACAACTGATGGTGCGTGGCGGGTTTGGCCCGGGGGCATCTATCGGAGTTGGGGGGGCGGACACGTCTGTCCCCTTTAAAATGACTTCGAGCCTTACGGTAACTAAACCTTGCTTACCCATTGCTGCAGCGTTGCTGCGCGAGGCCCATTGGGCTTACGAGACGCTCGACCTTACGGAAGAGCGTCCCGCCAGTGAGTGGTTCCACAAGGATCACTTCACTGAGGCGCTTAAGTCTCGTTGTACCGTAGTTGGAGAAGAAGAAGCATTTACTGTTCCAAAGAACAGCGAACACTCTCGCTTCTGTTCGAAGCAGGGTACTCTCAATGGCCTATGTCAGGCCTCGATCGGTGAGTACGTTTCCGAACGTCTTCGGACATTTGGGATCGACTTAACGTGTCAGGACATAAATGCCCGTCTTGCATACGCAGCGTCGGCTGGCTTACGCCATGCCTCAACGCTAGATATGTCGATGGCATCTGACACGTGGGCGCTTGAAGCTGCGAAGCTTCTGCTCCCTCGCCCATGGTATAACCTCCTCCTAATGACTCGCATGCCTACCTGTCGAATGACGGATGGGAATGTGGTGACTTTGGAGAAGATGAGCGCCATGGGGAACGGGTTTACTTTCCCGTTTGAGAGTCTTATGTTCGCAGCCGTCGTCCATTCTGTTGGCCGTTTCCACTCCCCCAATGGGTGGAGTGCTCCCGTAGACTACCATGTCTACGGTGATGACATCGTGTGCCCCGCTTCGGGAGCATTACTTGTCATGGAACTGCTACAGTTTCTTGGATTCAGGCCCAACAGCGAGAAATCGTTTGTTCTGGGTCCTTTCAAGGAAAGTTGTGGGGCGGATTACTTTGATGGTATTAACGTACGCCCTCTGTACGTTAAAGGCGCCGATTACTCCGTCCTGGAGTTGATCGAATTACACAACGGTTTTGCCGCGTGTAATTTCGTCGCTTGCTTGCCCGTTTTGCGGGTTTTGCGCGCGATGATCGGCACACTGAGGTGGTCTCAACCGCCAACGCTAAGACCCCAACCTGGCGCCCTTGTGGTGCCTTGGTGGGAGTTCTTAACGTTTGGGTGTATAGGCTTCGACCTAGACACTCAATCCTACGTAAGTAGGTCAGTCACTGCTAAGACGTCACGCACTCGGTGCCCTGGTGGGCCCCTTGTGCAGATCGCCACTGCCGTAAATGGCAGCCTCACTCCACTCCCATCCGGGGGTGAGGTGAGTCGAAGGTTAGCGGTTAACTTACGTGAACGACTCGTTGGGCGTTTTGAACCGTCTGCCGCGCAATATAACGCGGGTCCGGTTAAGCAGCCTTTGGTTGCACGTCCACTTGTTACTAGCAGAGTTACCGCAGCTGGCTAGCCGCCAGCGGAACAGTAAGCCCGGGTAACCTGGCTTTTGGTCTTTGACCAGAAAG